CCAGTAAGATTAGCTACATTGGTAATGTTGTAGCCTCCTGCGTTTAAATCGCTCGTCATAGGGTTATTAACAGACCCACCTCCGCCGCCTCCTCCTGCGTTGATTAAGGCTAATAGCTGATTGTATTTCGCATTAAGGGAGTAATAAGAGCCGCTCATTATATATAGTATATGGCGATTATAATATGGAAATATACTATAGAATGTTTGATAGCGACGGGCAATGTATTTCAGCATTAGAAAAGCTGTTAGATGAGAAAAGAGAAAGACGCGGCTGCTTTGAGAAATACTTATCTTGTTGCTTCTCAAGAAAACTCTCGTGATAATGTATATGTGTGACAAAAAGGAATGCCGATATATATCTATTATTGATATTGGAGATGGTGAAAAGCTATACATTCACTACGCAAAAGATTTATCAAAGCCTCCGATACTAATCCAACATTACAATTCAGCAACAGATATTTTAGCGGAATATCTCGGATTATAATCTAATGGATTATTATAATGTCTGCTACTACTGCGTTTGACCCGTTTGAAAAGAAAACAGATATATCTGAGAGCAGTAGGAAACTCTACTCATACAATCTGCGTAAGTTAAATGATGGTAAGGAAGTGAAAAATCTTAACTTTCTTTCCAAACCCGACATCCTAACCAAGTTGGAAGGACTTACGCCGAACACAAGAAGGACATACATTATTGCTATAGTATCATCGCTTAAGGACAGACCCGAAGCCAAATACAAGAAGCTATATAATAAGTTTTACAAGATGCTCGTGGATATCAATGCGGATTTAAAGAACAACACCACCAAGAGTATTAAACAAAAAGAGAATTGGATTTCGCAAGAAGAAGTAATGAAAAAATGTAGTACTTTAGGGGAAGTTGTAGATAAGATTAAAGGTAAACGCAAAGTTAGTGAAGAAGAATACACAGAGCTTTTACACGCAGTCGTCTTGGGTTTGTATTGCCTACAACCCCCTCGTCGCAATAGTGATTACACAAAGTGTTTAGTTGTGAAAAGCATTCCTGAAGATACGGCGTATAATTATCTGGATACAAAGACATGGGAATGGGTATTTAACAATTACAAAACCAAGAAGACATACAAGCAAGTCAAGATGCCAGTGCCCGAGAAGCTGGTCGCTTTACTCAAGGTGTATTTCCAGTATCACCCCGAAGCAAAAGAGTTGAAGAAGAAATCGTTTGAACCTGTCCCACTTCTGATGACGCAAGAAGGTAAGGTCATTGACACTTCTACCGAAATGACACGTACACTTAACAAAATCTTTGGTAAGAAGATTGGCTCTTCCCTGCTGCGTAATATATTTCTGACAGATAAGTACAGTGACACCGCAAAGGATATGGCTGAAGATGTAAAAGCAATGGGAACTTCAAGTACTACAGCACAACACAATTATATCAAGACAGATTGAATAATATATCCTGCCTATATATAACATGCCGTTACCAGTATATTGGGGACAAGACCACCGACCCATACGGAACAGAAATTTAGACACTCCCGATGAAATAGAATTCTTGAATAGTCGTGGATTTGGAGTAAATCACACGAACTACCTATACGACGTGTTTAATAGTATATATGATAGGCTTAGACAACAAGCCCTAAACGCGGGGAATGATTTACCGGACGCTCATATTGAAGCATTAGAAGGTGTAAATAACGCCATTCGTGATTACGAAGCAAATACGCAGACACCTGTTAGGCTGCCAGACAACTACATCCCGCAGCACGAAACGTTTGGTGAAAGACCTGTCTTGTTCTATGATTTAACAACCGACGACGAAGAAAATAATACGAATCCTAACGTTATTCCCGAAGTTGAACCACCCGCATATTTTGATTTAGTACCACCTGCTGTCGGCGTTAACGTAGTTGGAAACTATGACACAGATGAATCTTCAGAGTGGGATATGGATTTAGAACCTTTACCTCTTTATCAAGGGCAAGATAATGATGATGAGTATACGGGGGCTGGAATATCTGGTTATATAGAACCCCACACAACCGGCTCATTCTTCGCAATGAATTAAATTGATATGATAACAGATTATTATTATATCAAGAAATAATATAATGGACGGAGTATTTGCCCGAGCATACGAAGAAAGCAGAATAAAAGGTTTAGAAAAACCAGAACTGAAAGGTAGTAATGATAAAGGTTTAGAAGTATCTGTAAAGCAAGTTGCTGGTGGTAGACTTCAAGGTAACTTCACGATTGAAGAACAAATGGAACGACCAAAGGTTACGGTTGCCTACGATATTGCTGGTAATGCTATTGAGTGTGACCTCCAAGACATACTGGAGAAGAAATTAAAACCAACGCCTACTTTTGAAGTAGTAGAACACGCTTCTGTTGCTGAACGTATCAAATCTGAGTAGCGTGGCGTGGCGTGGCTACTTAATATATTTGGATACAATCCAGTCAGCGGATGGTCTAATGCCTTTGTTCTTACCACGAGTAGGAGTATTTTCATCACGCAATTCTTCCAGCTTCTTTTGGTATTCGGGTAGTGTGTAGCCCATTTGAGCGAGATGTCTGCGAAATACTACATGCCTTCCGCAAGTCTGAATGTCGGGTGATAACTTCTGTAATCGTTTCTTGTTCCAGACGACTTTAAAGCCGTCTTTTTCAGCTTGTTTAAATAAGCGGGTTAGGTCACTGGTATTCTGTCCCAGAATAATGCTAACAATACGGGGAATGAAACGGAAATCAGTATCATATTTGCTTCCATAGCTATTGAAATATTCTATGGTCTTGCCGTATCGGGCAACGCTCACCCAATGTCCGCTGTTCTGTTTGTCTTCAATTAATATAATTTGGAAGTCGCCGTCTTTGGGTAATAGTTGTTCTATGGTTTGGTAGTTGGAAAGGTCAGCGTATTTCATTATATCGCTTGGTTTTACACTCAAGTACTTCTCTAAATCTTCATTACTCATGGGTTTGCTAATTCTGTTCTGTATTTCCGATTCCGTCATTTGTATATGTTTAGATTATTATTTCGTTTACTTTAGGAATAATAAATATCTTGTGATAATATAGATGGTAAACTGGGAGAACTCATACAAGTATGGTGAAAGCAAAGAAAAAGCCCTGCTTCCCATTCTTCAAGATTATTTTGGAAAGAGCATTAGCAGAAGTAGTAAAGGTAGGTTCGCTAAATATGACTACAGTGATGAGAAGAGCAACTACGAACTCAAATCAAGGACAAACAAGATGCGACAATATTCTACAACGATGATAACGCGAAACAAAATGGAAGGGAATGATGCTAACAAAGACCTAATACTACTGTTTAACTTTACCGATTGCTTGGCGTACATACAGTATGATGAAAAGCAATTCAAACAATACACTACACAGAAATTTAGTAGGTTAGGAGAATCTTGGGACGAGAAACCGCACTTGTATATTCCAGTAGAACATCTCAAGGTTATCAAGTCTTATTAGACTACTCTATTTAGATGATATTTGTCTAATGCCAGACAATAGATTAGTTTCAAGGAGAACAATAATCTAATTGTCTATATAGTTTGGATTATTTCAACTACACAATTGATTATATCATATCAATATCAGCAATAATTTTAAAATTATTGCTGGATATAATCTATTTTGAATAAAGTTGATATAATCTATATTGAGAAGTATATAATCTATCTTGTATGTTTAGATTATTACTCTTTTTGAGAGGAAATAATACGATAGTCCTGTGTTGGATTCGTATATACATATATGGCGACCTCTACCATTCTCAACACTTCTCTACCATTCTTGCCCTGATTTCCAAAAGTCCCTATAGGAATTTATATATTTTCAAAATACAAGAGAAGTTTCACGAATCGGGGCAAGAATGGTAGAGAAGTGTTGAGAATGGTAGAGGAATAAATATCTTGTCAATATGTATATAGAATATGGTATGCCCCGAATGTAAAGCAATTACGGATGCTGGTACACGTTGTAAACGCCGCACGTGCGTGAGATACCCATACTGTTGGCAGCATTTAAGATTAAGAGAAGGTTTAGAACTAAAAGACAGCGAAATACCTAATGCTGGGACGGGAGTGTTCGCAGTAAAAGATTTTCCACTGACAAAGAAAAATATAAAAACAAAGCCTCCTATTGCGTACTACAGTGCGAAAACGATTACACATGAGCCAGACCCTAAATCAGCGTATGTGTTACAAGTAAATGACAGAAATTATTTAGATAGCAAGAGTCCAAGTAATTTTACGGGACGGTACATTAATTCTTTCAAGAACCACCCAGACAGAGCAAAGCGTAAGGCGAATGTTAGATTTGCTGCTAACCAGAGAATATATAGAAAGGACGACAGATTTGTAGTACCTATACGGCAAAGCAAACCTATTAAGAAGGGAGAGGAACTATTGCTTAACTACGGTACTTCGTATCCATTTGAAAGGCAAGTGGAAATATAATATGCTTCTATAGTATATAATGTCCGTGAATAATAGTTTAGGGAATGACGGTTATCCTACACCCGTAAGCACCATATTGCCGTTCATGGGACAGAACGGTAATGATTTACCAACGGGTTGGTTATTCTGTGATGGAAGAGAATTACTGAAAACAGATTATCCAGAATTGTACGCGACAATAGGCGACAATTATAATCTATCGTCCACCACAGCTGGTAGTTTCTGCTTACCCGATTTGAGTACCAATGACAACTACATTTATCCCAGTGACGAAACTGAACCTGGTGAAGAAGGTGGTGTAAGTCCTGCGAAGATACAAACAGACAGTGACCTTACTATTACAGCTAATGAAATCCCATCATTGAGTGCTGCGAATATAACAACAACTTACGCGACGCAACAAGTAGGATTTGCTCGTGGGGTTACCTACAACGTGCGTGGAAATTACCCTAATAACACTTATCAAGCTACGTCTGGTGGCGGATTTAGTCCAGACGTTATTAAACTTGACAGCACAACCGAATCTGGCGGTACTTTTACTTTAACAAGTGCCGACTATTCGTTTAAAAATAGCACGCAAAAAGCTATTACAGAAATACAAACTGATAGTACGCACGGCATACAATACGGTGGTATGTCTTGCTGCTACATCATGAAAGTATCATCTTTGTTGTATGATGATAGCGAAGGAACACTACGAAAGAACGTGAATAACGTAGCAGTTCAAGCAAAGAAATACGCCGAAGAACAAGCAGCAACAGCAGTAGCATACGCTACTCAAACCAATCAACGCAACCAACAAGCTGATGACGCAGCTCAAAAACAAGCTGTTGCTATCCGAGCCGACGGGCAAGGTGGTGGCACTGATGTACCATTTGACGATGTGCCTATGCTGTCTGGTTTTGTAATTCCTGCTAACCCTGAGTATTGATTTAGTAACATCTTGCTTATATAATAATCTATGGTTATTTTATAAGATGAGTGATAATAATTTTTTCCAAGGTAATAATAACGTTTGCCCTGTAGGAAGCATTATTTACTGGGCGGGAAAAACGTCATTAAAGGAATCACTACCCAGTTTCATACCTGCTGATGGTAGGAGTTTAGAACAAGAAGATTACCCAACTTTGTTCTCTGTTATCGGCACAAGATATGGAACGGGCACTGGTTCAACAACCTTTCAACTTCCTGACCCAACAGGGCAATTGCTTATAGCTGGTGCGGCTGCTAATGCTGGTTCTACAGTAGCTCCTACCCGTAGTGCTTTCGCCACGGCTACTTTTACCATTAAAGACCAAACCTATTTACCACCGTTTTCTATGGACTATGATACTACTGCTCCGTACAGTGGAACAAATAATTATTACAGAGACGGGGTAGGTAATGAAAATCTCTATACTAACAGTGTTGTAACCAGTAGAAACCCAGACAGTGAGAATTTTTATTACGCTCGGGAAGATATTGGTTTTACAACTGACGGCGGCATTGGCTTACAAGCTACTAACCCACAAATAACTTTTGATACTGGAAGCGACCCTGACCCAATAGATGTTACTGCGGATATAACTGCTCCAGCTTCCTACACAGCTCCGACGTTCAATATAATTGCTCTTATAAAGGCAAAAAATTAAAAGCTATATCTATATCATTATATAATCTGCTCGTATAGTATATAATGTCAGTAAATAATAGTTTAGGAAACGGTAACGAATATCCCATGCCTATAGGTAGCATGTTGTTTTTTGCTGCTACAAACGGTGGTAAAGGAGATTTAGGTAACAAATGGTTAGTTGCGGATGGTCGTTATTTAAAACGTGATGAATATCCTGATTTGTTTTACTGGATTGGTGACGTATTTGGATTTAATGATTCTACGGATTTCAGATTACCACAAGCAGCCGTTACTAACTTCAACGGTACAAAAGGGTTGTTACCATTGTGTACTGCTACCAACGACGGTGCTACTGATACTGGAGCTGGTGGTACTGCTACATTAAACGCCACATTGACCGAAGCGAATATTCCACCTATCTCATGGGACGGACAAGGGTCTGCTGTTGATGGTACTGGGTTTGACGTCAATAATAGTGTCTGGAACAGTGTAGTTAACAATGGTAGAAGCGTAGCTGAGAATGACCCTACGGGAGCATCTAACGCATCGGTGAGTGGAGACGCAGCACAATTAAGATATAATACACCTGCTACCGGATGTAGTGATATTACTACGTCTGTTCCTGCTACTATAGATAAGACCGCTACACCCGCAGCTATTACGGACACCATTACCTTACGCGGTGAGTTGCCTTCACGCTTTGAAATGAGAATGATGATAAAGGCTAATTATTAATCTACCATTTAGGAAGATTATAATATCGCTTTATAGTATAAATGTCACAATTAGACCCTGCCAAAAATGCGGTGACAGCCGACCAATTATACTTTGATATTACAGTCAGCAATTTTAAAAGCACGACATCAAAGCCACCGCAGTTTTACTTTAACGAACAGAGAACGCTGCCATTTGTACGTAACCCAGAAGATTATTATCTGAGTATTTTACGCTTTACAATGGAAACTGGAAGCTTACCCGTGTTTATTCCCAGCATTGAACCGAATCAAGCAGATAGAAACAAGACCATATACAGCTTTACTTTAGACTACACAGACCCAGGTACGGGTACTACATATACTTCGGGACAAACCTTACGTAACAGAAGCATCTGCCGTTGAAGTTCCCCAAGTAGCCCAACCTGCTGCCATGGAAGTTCGCATACAAAGTAATGACGAAGACGATGATGATTTTTACGACGAAGATTACCTTACTTGGCGTGAGGATTTTGAAAAAGACCATTGTAA